AGGCTATTAATGGTTTGATTGGTAAGGGTGTGATTAAGTTGGTCAAGGAAGCGGAAGAGGGCAAGGCATTTGAGAGCCTAGAGAGGGGCGGGAGGAGACATTTTCTTTTTGTTGGTTTGGCCTATGAGTTCAGCAAGGCGGGCAGGGAGAGAGCAACCCTCAATGCTCAATATTTGGGAGAGCGAACAAAGAGGGAAGCCCAAGAGATCGGGCGGGGTTAAGTCAGTCCTAAGACCCAACACCAAAAGAACATCAGGCAGACAAGCATTGAGAACCAAATCAGGGCCTTTTCAAGATCGTATTTGGTTTTCATTCTTTCACCTCCTTTACTTCGTGATTCTGCCAGTCTCCTTTATGGAGAAAATTAAATTTAGATCCGCCAGCCTTTTCCGCTTTCTGCATGGCTTCAAGTTTATCTTTGGCCCTAACATTCAGATAATAATAAACAGGCTGCATAGTTATAACTGTGTATTTCTTTTTTGGTTGGCTCATCTCTTCACCCTCACAAAGTCCATATAATCGGACAGATGCTTATTACTCTTCACTTCTTCAATGGTTACTTTACCAAAAGGCTTTTTATATATCCTTGCCATTCTGCGTAAAAATAGGTTGTGCATGAATACGTCTATATGGTTTTTAATATGATTCATTCTCTCTTTCTCCACCTACTTAATTGCAGGTATGAGTATATTTAAGTAGAAAAATGTATATATATCAAGCATTTAGGGTAAAAAAGTACAAGTATTTTTGGTGTGTTCTCTGTATAGTGCTAAAATAAAGGACATTAAAAGCATTAAAAAATATGCAAATGGTAGAGAAAAAGCAAAAAAAACTGGGTAGAAAGTTAATTTCTTTCGAAAATGAAGAGTTAGAAAAACTTAAACATTTTGCTGGTTTAGGATTAAATCAGGCAGAACTTGCTTCTGTAATGGGTATCTCAGAGAGTACGCTAAGACGCCGTAAGAAAGATTCTGAACTTTTTGAAAGGTATATGAGGGAAGGAAGGACAAAAGCTCTTACAGACGTAGCAAATGCCTTGTACGTTAACGCAACAGTTGAGAACAATGTACAGGCCCAACAATTCTTTTTACGCAACCGAAAGCCAGAAGAATGGAACAAAGATCAAAAGGTCCAAGTAGAGCATACAGTTGACTTAAAAAACGTAATAGACAATGCAAGAGAACGACTGGAGAACAACCAAAATATAATAGAAGGACAAACAGTAGATATTAAAAGCGTTACAGAACGACAGGCAATCGGTACAAATAAAACGGTATCTCCACTAAAGGAGGACAAAGACAAGAAATAAATTAGGCGGGGTCGTTTATTCTCTCTCTCTTTTCAATTTACCCGTTGAAAATAAACCAAATGACCCCCCCTTTAATTTATCCGCAGTAGTATCGTATATGTAAGTGTTGCGATAATTTTTTTTTAGTTATGAAAATAGACAAGAAAGCCATGGAAGAATCAGTCACCGACACAATGCTAGGTGCAGCTTTTAACTTCCCAATCTCATGGGCCACACTAGCAATCTGTTTGGCATTTACAACTGACTCGCTGAAGATCGCAGTTATACAACTTATGGTTTTAACATTAGCTGCAATTATAAGACGTTATTACACTCGCTTATATTTCAAAAACAAAGAATGAAATACTCAGCCAAACAAGAACAAGAATTAATGACCGACATCTGGTCGCCTGCTGTCAAAGACAGTCCACTAAACTTCGTTAAGTTCATCTTCCCCTGGGGTCAGAAAGACACCCCCCTCGAAGATTTCACTGGCCCAAGAGCATGGCAAGAAAAAATTTTATTAGAAATTGGCACACACATACAACGCAACCATGGCAAAGTCACACCAGAGATGTTCCGCCTTGCCGTAGCATCCGGTCGGGGTATCGGTAAATCAGCCTTAGTCGCTTGGCTCATACTCTGGATGCTCTCTACCCGCATGGGGTCAACCATCATAGTAACTGCCAACACCGAACAACAGCTGCGCTCAAGAACCTGGGCGGAACTCGGTAAGTGGCTCACCCTCGCTATCAACGCCCACTGGTTTAATAAGACAGCCACCACGATCAAACCCGCAGGCTGGTATGAAGAAGCCCTCATACGAGACTTACAAATCGACACTGGCTACTACTACGCTCAAGCCCAACTCTGGAGTGAAGAAAATCCCGATGCTTTTGCTGGTGTCCACTCCAACTACGGTGTCTTATTAATCATGGATGAAGCCAGTGGTATTCCATCACCCATCTATTCAGTCTCGGAAGGTTTCTTCTCCGAACCAACCCAAAACAGATTTTGGTGTGCTTTCTCCAACCCCAGAAGAAACACAGGTCCGTTCTACGACAGCTTCCACTCTAACAAGAAATACTGGCACACCGAACAGATTGATTCCCGTTCAGTCGAAAACACTGACACCCAACTATTCAATCGTATGCTGGAACAATACGGAGAAGATTCAACCGTTGCTCGTGTTGAAGTCCTCGGAGAATTTCCACGAGCCGATGATGATGCCGTCATCCCTATCGAACTAGCGAGAGCTGCCGTTGACCGAGATGTGAACATTACCGCTTCCGATCCAATCGTCTGGGGCTTAGACGTAGCCAGGTTCGGTGGTGACAATACTGCCCTCTGCAAACGCCAAGGTAATACTGTTACTGAAATTAAAACTTTTAAATCTATGGATTTAATGCAACTATGTGGAGCGATTAATAACGAGTATGAAGAATGTACGGCCTTAGAAACACCGCAAGAAATCCTAATAGACTCCATTGGTTTAGGATCTGGGGTGGTCGATAGACTAGCTGAACTCAATCTACCCGCCCGAGGGGTGAATGTGTCAGAGTCTCCCGCCAGCAAAAAGAAATTTATTAATTTGCGAGCTGAACTTTGGTTTCAAATTAAAGAGTGGTTGGCCCAACGTAACTGCCGACTACCCAGCGATGATGAATTGATAGCTGAATTGGTTGCACCTAGCTATTCATATAATTCATCAGGTAAGATAAAAATAGAAAGTAAAGAACAAATGAAGAAACGTGGACAGAAGTCACCAGATAAAGCTGACGCTCTAGCGTTGACAATGGCAAGTTCTGCCGTAACTTTTTCGGGAAATTCGTCATTTATGGGGTATAATTTCAAAAGACCACTCAAATCAAAAATTTTTCGAGTAGGATAATTTTATGAAAGAATACAAAGATCAATTAGAAAATGCAAGCTATGATGACTTAGAAAGCTGCATCAAATCCGAATACGATGATGCCAAAGATTATATTGACCAAGTAGGCGAAGATAGAGCCGAAGCGACAGAATATTATCTTGGCCACGAACCTGAAGGTACAAGCGAAATGCAATCTGAATTTGTCTCAACTGATGTCAGAGACACAATCCTATTTATGCTACCTTCCATTATGCGAACTTTCTTTGGTACTAAGAAATCCGTAGAGTTCGTACCAACCAATCCAGAAGATGTACCGATAGCAGAACAACAAACCAATTACATAAACTACATCATTCAAGAAAAGAACAATGGTTTTAAAATATTCTACGATGCTTTCAAAGATGCCTTGATTAGAAAGACTGGTTATGTCAAAGCCTTCTGGGATGACAGCATATCAGTTAGCAACCATGAATACACAGGTTTAGATAAACAATCTAGAGATGCACTACTACTCGATAAAGATGTAGAGATAGTAGAAGAAAAAGTTGAAACAGAAATGATGATGGTCATGGATGAGATGACAGGCGAACAAGTTGAGCAAGAGTTTCCAGTCCGCTATGACCTTAAAATTAGAAGAGTCAAAAAGAAAAACCAAGTGGTTATTGAATCAATACCACCTGAAGAAGTTTTAATCTCCAGAGATGCTAGAGATTTAGAATCAGCAAGCTACGTTGCTCACCGTATGATTAAGACAGTGAGCGAGTTAGTTGCTATGGGTTACGAACAAGAAGATATGGAACAGTATGCAGGGTCAGGCAATATGCTTGATGCAGATTCTTACGATGAAGAAAATGCTAGAAACCCATACGCTAACGATGAATTTGATAGCCCTGATCCAAAAAACAAAAACGTATTATACGTTGAACATTATTTAAATTATGATTTAGATGGCGATGGCATAGACGAACGAATTAGGGTTTGTACTGCTGGTAACGGTGTAAATGTGGTACATGTCTCCCCTTGGGATGATCTACCAATAGTTCTCTTTTCTCCTGATCCCGAACCACACACTTCGATTGGTAGTTGTCCAGCAGATTATCTAATGCCTATTCAAAGAGCAAAATCTCAGATTATGAGAGACACACTCGACAGTTTAGGTCACGCCATCTTCCCAAGAATGGGTATAGTAGAAGGACAAGTCAATGTTGATGATGTCCTCAACACCGATATTGGTCAGCCGATTAGAATGAGAGCACCAGGTATGGTCCAACCATTCGCTGTACCTTTTGTTGGTAAAGAAGCCTTCCCAGTTTTGGGTTACTTAGATGAATCAAAAGAAAACCGTAGTGGTGTTTCTAAAGCTAGTGCTGGTTTAAACGCTGATGCTCTACAAAGCTCAACTGCTCAAGCAGTCTCAGCCACAATGTCAGGAGCACAAGGCAGAATAGAACTTATATGCCGTCATTTCGCTGAAAGCGGTATGAAAGCATTATTCAAATTGGTTTATCGTTTAATCATTAAACACCAAGAACAACAAGAAATGGTCAGACTTAATAATAGTTTTGTACCAATAGATCCACGTTTCTGGGATGCTGATAAAGATGTGTCTATTAATATAGCTCTCTCACCATCAAGTGATGCAGAGAAAGTTAATTTCTTGTTACAGCTTTCCCAAAAGCAAGAACAAATCCTACAAACCCTAGGTCCAAGTAATCCATTGGTATCACTACAACAGTATGCCAATACTTTAGGCAAGGTGATTGAGATGTCAGGCTTCAAAGATGTTGATGCCTTTATCAACCCTCAAGTACCACCTATGCCACCACAACCTGAACAGCAAAAACCTGATCCTGCTGAAATGTTGGCTCAAGCTGAACTACAGAAAGCTCAAGTCCAAGCTCAGAAGGCTATGATAGATGCTGAAACAGATCGTATGAAAATCTTAATGGAAGATGATAGACAACGTGACGAAGCTGAAGCAGACATGATGATTAAGTCTGCTGAACTACAAGCTAAATTTGGTGCACAGATCAATCAGGCTGAAATTAAAGCTCTGATGGAACGTGATAGAGAAGTAATTAGACAAGTTGCTAAAACACAAGCACAAGGATTATTTAACAATGGCGGACAACAAGGAAACCAATAAAAGTTATTTCATTGAAATACAAGACGGTGATGAAATCTACACAGGTGAAAACATCACTGCTCAAAACAAAGAAGAAGCAGAACTAAAAGCTATGATCTTATTTGGCTTCTTGCTTTCTGATGATGCAGAAATAATTACCTTTGAGGAAAACAAAATACATTAATGAAAGACTCAAGGTTAAAAAGAGCAGGTGTGTCTGGTTTTAATAAACCTAAACGTACACCAAGTCACAAAACCAAGTCTCATGTAGTTGTTGCTAAAGAAGGCGATAAAATTAAAACTATTCGCTTTGGTCAGCAGGGCAAAACAGGCGATAAAACTATGACGAAAAGAGCTAAATCATTCAAAGCTCGTCATGGTAAAAATATTGCTAAAGGTAAAATGTCAGCAGCTTACTGGGCTAACAAAGTAAAATGGTAGGAGTATATTATGGCTAAGAGTCCAAAACCAAAAAACCCAGCGTTATACGCTAGAGTAAAAGCGGCAGCAAAGAAAAAATTTAAAGTTTACCCAAGTGCCTATGCAAATGCTTGGCTAGTGCGTGAATACAAAAAGCGTGGTGGTAAATACTAATGTCCTTGACCAAATGGTTTCAAGAAAACTGGGTCGATATTGGTTCACCAAAAAAGAAAGGTAAGTATCAGTCTTGTGGCAGAAAAAAAGCTAAAGGATCTAAAAGAAAATATCCTAAGTGTGTGCCTGCATCTAAGGCTGCCAGTATGACAGCAAAACAAAAAACAAGTGCTGTTAAAAGAAAGAGGGCAAAACCTCAAGGCGTGGGTGGTAAACCAACCAACGTTAAGACTATAATAAAGAAAAGGAGTAAATGATGTACGGTTACGGAAAAAAGAAAAAGAAAAAGAAAGGAAAATAAAATGCCATATAGCAAATATTCAACCAAGCAAAAGAAATTAGCTGCGGTAGCTAAACCTAGTAAGAAAATTACAGGTGCAGATTTTAAAAAACTAAAAAAGAAGAAAAAGAAATGAAAGTAAAAGCACCAAAAGGTTATCACTTTATGAAACAAGGAAAGAATATTTCCTTAATGAAACATGGTGAAAAATATGTTCCCCACAAAGGAGCAAGTTTAAGCATGGACCTTAAAGTAATAAAACAACACAAAAAATAATCTCCGATGAGTGTCATCGAAAAATTAATAGACCCTGTATCAACGATCTTAGATAAGTTCGTTGCTGATAAAGATTTAAAACAAAAACTAGAACATGAACTTAAGACAGAACTCCACAAAGCTAATATGGCTCAGATTGAAGTTAATAAAATTGAAGCTGGCCATCGTAGTATATTCGTTGCAGGGTGGCGACCTTTTCTTGGATGGTGTCTATCGTTCGCTATGGCATACCACTTCATTCTTCAACCGATCGCCATTTTTGCAATATCTATTGCAGGCTTATCATACAATTTACCAGAGTTTGACATGAACTCCCTAATGACTGTCTTGCTTGGTATGCTTGGATTAGGAGGTATGCGTACTTATGAAAAATCTAAGGGCCTTACCAAATGACCAAGATTGGAAAGTTTGATGATAAATCTTCTTTAAACATATCCCTTTCTTACTTAGCTCAAATCATAGTTATTAGCTCTATTGTTGTTTGGGGTTATGCCAGCATCAATGAAAGAATAGACACAAACCTTCAAGAAACAAAAAGACTTAGAGGAAATCAAAATAACTATTTGTTTCCAGACATCAGAACCCTAGAACAACAAGTAATACAATTAGAAAAAGAAGTTTTAATCTTAAAAACTGAAATAGAATTTTACAAAAAACAAATAGAAAATGAGGAGCTTAATTTAAAATGTCTTGGTTAAACTTTAAAGAAGAAGAGTTTGCGTGTAAACACACAGGCAAAAATAACATTTCACATGAATTAATAGATAAGTTACAATTATTGAGAAATAAAGTTGGATTCCCAATAATAATCAATTCTGGTTATCGTTCTGAGGAGCACCCGATAGAAGCTGCCAAAGAAAAACCAGGTATTCATGCACAAGGATTAGCAGTCGATGTCAAGGTAGGCGGAGCAGAAGCCTACGAAGTTGTCGGTTACGCTCTTGAATGTGGTTTTACTGGCATAGGTGTGAGTCAAAAAGGAGGTTATGGTTCACGCTTTATACATCTGGACATAGCTAACAATAGCTATGACAGACCAAGACCTCATATTTGGAGTTATTGATGGATGATTTAAGCCCTGTTATTTTTTGGAACATTATTTTAACCTTGGTGTACGCACCATTAATCTACAGCATTAGACAGAACGCTAATGAATTAAAAAGAATTGATATTTTGGTTAACAAAACCAGAGAAGAGGTTGCTAAAGAGTATGTAACTAAAGATGATCTGGAAGAAGATTTAAAACGAATATTTGACTATCTAGGCAAGTTAGATGGTAAAATAGATAAACTGATACAAAGTTAATATGAATAATTTTTTAAACCAATTTGCATACAACCCCTTAATAAATTCAATGAATGACATGAACCAACTTCAAGGTTTGTTTAGTCAGCCATCAAGTTACGTTATGCCAAGTTCAGATCCTAATTTAACTTCTGGTCATAACTTTGCTAAATCTATAGCTGGTGGACAAAACATTGCTAACATGATTGCACCTGGTATTAGTTATTCATCAGAACAACCACTAGGCTATTCAATGTTTGGGCCAGTCTTACCACCCAAAGAAGAACCTCCAGTTCAACCACCAATGCCAATGCCAGCACCTAATCCTGGTATGCCAAACCCAATAGATTTTCTTAGCGGTGGAATGGGCGGTGGTGGCATGATTGATTTCGATTATGAAAGATTTAATCAACTTCGTTAATGTCAGATAAACAAACACAACTACAACAAGGTCACGAAGCAGAAACTATTTTAAATAGTGAAGTCTTTAAAATAGCTTTTGAAAATCTAAAATCTGAATACCTAAGTATGTGGGAAGAGTCAAAAGAACTGGATTCAAACTTGCGAGAAAAATTATACTTAGCGATTAAAAACTTAACTACTGTTGAGAAACATCTACGCATATTGGTAGAAAAAGGTAAGATCACAAAAAGTCAGTTAGAAAAAATAAAGTAATTTTATTTTTATTTCCTCTTAAATTCTTTAAAATACATATAACTATTAACTTTATAGGATTAAACTATGAGTGAACCCAGCAACGTAGAATCGACTGGATTTAAAACCGAATTACAACAAACGGCAGATCAGTTTGAAAATCTTATGACTCCCATCGAAGAAGTAGAGGAGCAACAAGAAGAGCAAGCTGAACAAACCGAAGAAGAAGCTGTAGAAGATATTGTCGAAGATGATTATGACATTGACGAAGATATTGAAGAAGCAGAAGAAGAAGTAGAATTAGACGAACAAGAATCGTTTGAGGAAGAAGAACAACCACAAGTTTATTCCGTTAAAATAGACGGACAAGAACAAGAGGTCACGTTACAAGAACTCCAACAAGGTTATTCACGTCAAAAAGACTACACTCGCAAAACTCAAGAATTGTCGCAACAAAGAAAAGACTTTGAAGCACAACAAGCAGAGTTAGTGAAAAAGGATGCGATTTACAAAGAATTGCTACCTAGGATGGAACAGTCACTAGAAGGTGAACTTGCTAATGAACCAGACTGGCAAGCTCTCTATGAATCTAACCCTATTGCTTATACAAGGCAAAAAGATTTATGGAACGAGAAGAAAGAAAAGTTCAAAGCTGTGCAAGCTGAACAACAAAGACTTCAGCAAGAACATCTGACAGGCCAACAGGCAGAAATACAGAAAGCCGTTGAAGTTGGTAATCAGAGACTTCTTGAAGCTGTACCTGAATGGAAAGATGCAGACGTTGCTCTTAAAGAGAAACAAAGTATCGCAAAGTACGCCATGGATGTACTTGGTTATTCGCAAGATGAAATCAATCAAGTCTATGACTACAGAGCTTTACTTGGTTTACGAGGAGCATGGTTACATCACCAAACAGGCAAGGCTATTAAAAAGAAGCCAGTTGAGAAAGCTCCAGCAAGAGTAGGTAAACCAGGCAGTGCTAACAAACCTAGAACAGCAACTCCTTTGAAAAAAGCAAAACAAAGATTAGCTAAGTCAGGCAAATTGCGTGATGCGGCAAGAGTCTTTGAAAATTTAATAGATTAACTTTAATTTAACTTTTAGGAGTTTATAACATGGCAAAAGTAACTAACGCTTTCGATACATATTCAGCACAAGCTGACAGAGAAGCATTATCCAATGTGATATATAACATCTCTCCACAGCAAACACCGTTTATGTCATCAATAGGCAAAAATAACGTAAAAAATGTAGTATTCGATTGGCAAACAGAATCGCTTCCAACACCAAGTGGAGCAGGCCAATTAGAAGGTTTTGAATTATCAAGAAGTGCAGCAACTGCAACTGTGAGAGTTTCAAACGTATGTCAAATCTCATCAAGAGATGCAACAGTAACAGGTTCACAAGAATCTTCAGATCCAGCAGGTAAAAAATCTGAAATGGCTCATCAGCTTTCTATAATGTCAAAAGCATTAAAGAGAGACATGGAAGTAGCACTATGTCAAAATAATGCGAAAACAACTGGTGCGGCTGGAACAGCTAGAAAAACTGGTGGTTTTGAATCTTGGATGGAATCTAATGTTTCAAGAGGAACAGGTGGTGCTAGTAATAATCCTGGTGAAGCTCCAGCAGATGCAACTAATGCTAACAAAAGAGCATTAACAGAACCTCTACTTAAAGCTGTTCTTCAATCATGTTTTGCAAACGGTGGTGAGCCTTCATTGGCAATCTGTGGTCCAGTTAACAAACAAGTTATTTCTGGTTTTACAGGTAGATCACAAGCAAGACAATTTGTTGATGCAAACACAGTAGAAGCATCTGTTTCTATCTACTCTTCTGATTTTGGCGATCTAAAAATCGTACCATCAAATCTAAGTAGAGAAAGATCATTACTATTAGTTGATCCTGAATATGCAAAAGTTTCTTTCCTAAGAGACTTTAATGTTCAAGACATTGCTAAAATTGGTGATGCTGAAACTAAAATGATTGTCGCTGAGTACGGATTAGAAATGAGCAACCAAGCTGCTCATGGTATAGTCGCTGACTTAACAGGATAGTTATTTAACTAGGGAGAGCTTCGGCTCTCCCACTTTTTTTATGTCCACTAAAAAAACTACAATCGTAGATAGTAAAAAAGATTTTAAATCTGCTGTTGTTACTCAAGAACTAGACAACAATAGTGATACGGCTTATCACGTTCACACTCAACAAAACATTCAACCAGTCTTAGAGCACGTTAAAATGCTCAGTCACAACAAACCTGGTAAAGATTTACGTCATGTCGCAGAAGTGCCAATAATAATTTATAATAAAGCTGTACGAGAAGGTTGGGTGAATGACCGAGCAGCATGGAAGAAATGGCTAAACGACCCAGACAACAAACTATTTAGAACATGGAAAGGTAAGGTATGAACTACTCTGAACTAAAAACAAACATAGCAAACTACTTAAATAGGTCAGACCTAACAAGTCAGATGGATATGTTTATTGATAGTGTCGAGGGTGAACTAAATAGAAGAATAAGAACAAAAGAAATGATTAAAAGAGCTACTGCTACAGCAGATGCTCAATACTTATCATTACCAACCGATTGGTTAGAAGGTGTTAATGTAGAAATTGCTTCTAATGACTTTAGTCCTCTGTTCCAACAATCAATAGAAAGTTTAGACGTTTACAGAAAATCAATTAACAACTCGACAGGTCAACCAGTGTATTATGCGTTTGTTGATTCAACAATGGAACTTTGCCCTACCCCTGATAGCAGTTATACGTTACAATTAACCTACTACGCAAAAGTTGATGCTTTAAGCGACACCAACACA